TCAATTAACGGAATACAAACCACAATAAATCTTGGCACTATTAATACTTCTGTTCAAAATGACGAAGTTTTCCAGCTTTCTGGAACGCCAAGACGATACTCTGCTGATCAATTTAAGTCAGCAAACGTGAAAATAAGTGGAATTGGGTCTAAAATACAAGCAGAATCACTTATTGCGTTTGGCGTAATATCAATTTCTGCGTTTGCAAATGTGCAAAGCGTAGGGATTTACGCAGAAGTACCGACAATTTATGCAGAAGGTATTTTGTCAATTAGTGAAGATGAACTTATTTTGTTAATGGCGGCTTAATATGCCAGTACCTACTGAGTCAATGGCGGCAGAAGCCAAGCGTGGTCTAGACTGGCGTGAAGAATATGGGCGTGGCGGCACGGCTGTCGGCGTTGCCAGAGCGAGAGATATATCTAATCGTGTCAATCTTTCTGATGAAACGATTGGTAGGATGGTCAGTTACTTTGCTAGGCACGAAGTCGATAAGCAAGGTCAAGGCTGGTCACCAAGTGAAGAAGGTTATCCAAGCGCAGGACGGATTGCTTGGGCTTTGTGGGGCGGTGATCCAGGTAAATCTTGGGCTGAAAAAGAATGGTCAAAGATTCAGGATAAAGGTGAAAAAATGATTCAACGCAAAAACATCTCTCTTGGCGAAATGGAGCTTAAATTCGCCTCAAATGGTGGATTTAAAGGCTACGCCTCAGTTTTTGGCGGGGTCGATTCTTACAGCGACACGATTGTTGCTGGAGCATATAAAGGCGTGATTGAGCGGATTAGCAATGGCGATTCCATTATGCCAAAGATGTTTGTGAATCATAAGTCTTGGGAAATCCCTGTTGGTAAATGGACTTATCTTGAAGAAGATTCAAAAGGTCTTTACATGGAAGGCGAATTTACCAAGGGCAATCCACAAGCCGATGTCATTAAAGCTGCGCTGCAACATGGAACAGTCGATGGGTTGTCGATTGGTTTTATGATTGGCGATTATGAGATGGTTGAAAATGACGGTGAATCTTTAAGGATGATTAAATCTATTAAAGAACTGCCTGAAGTTTCAATTGTCACTTATCCAGCAGATGATAATGCTCGTGTTGATTTGACAACAGTTAAATCTGCGTTGGATAATATTAATACTGTAAGAGATTTTGAGAAGTTCCTACGGGAAGTAGCTGGTTTCTCAAATTCGCTGGCTCGTGAAACGGCAAAAAGCGCACGAGCGATTTTTTCTCAAGTGGGGCTTGAGGAAATCTCAGATTTGCCGAAGGAACTAAAGCAAGACGATGAATTAAAACGTCAGATTGCTTTGCAGTTGTTACTTTCAAAAACTCTTTAAGGAATTATTATGTCTGATATTAACGAAATCAAAGCCCTTGCCGAAGTGCAAGGCAGCCTGCTGAATACCACTCGTGAACTAAAGTCATGGATGGAAAAAGCTAATGGCGAAATCGAAGTGGCTCGTTCTACTTCTACGGAAACCAAAAACGCTCTTGAGAAACTATCCGACAAGTCGGCTGAGTTGACCGAGAAGTGCTTGGAAATTGAACGCCGTGTTGCCGAAGGTTTTGACGGTGCTAAACAAGCACAGCAAGAAACCGCTGGTGAGCTTCTGACAAAATCGGACAGCTTCAAAGCTATGGCAGAGGGTCGTTCTAAGTTTGCTCGTGTTGAACTGAAAGCAGCCATCGTTAACGCTACTGGTCAGAATCAGCCTCTCGTTCCCGCTGACCGCCTGGTGGGTATTATCAACAACCCGAACCGTGTTCTGACGATTCGTGACGCTCTGCCCGTTGGACGTACCTCATCGAACCTGATTGAGTTTACCAAAGAGAACGTTTATACGAACTCTGCTGGACCTCAGTACGATTCGCCTAATTCGGAAAACGTCCTGAAGCCTGAGTCGGCTATCACCTTCACGTTGGCTACTGCCCCCGTTGTGACGCTTGCTCACTTCATTCCCGTCTCCCGTCAGGTGTTGGATGATGCTCCCCAGCTTGAATCGTATGTCAACAGCCGTTTGATCTACGGTCTGAAGCTGGAAGAGGAAGATCAGTTGTTGAACGGTACGGGAACTGCTGGCAACATCGGCGGTATTCTGAAGGCTGGTAACTTCACGGCTTATAACCGTGCTGTGACTGGTGACAGCAAGCTCGATGCACTGCGCCGTGCTATCACTCAGTGCCAGTTGTCCGAGTTTATGGCTGACACGATTGTTCTGAACCCCGCTGATTGGGAAGCTATTGAGTTGCTCAAAGCTACCGACAATCAGTACGTTTGGAGCAACCCCGTGGCGATGGCTGGTCCTCAGATTTGGGGCAAGCGTGTTATCCCGACCAACAGCATCACTGCTGGCACGTTCCTTGTTGGTGCTTTCAGCATGGGCGCACAGGTTTGGGATCGCATGGACGCAGCGGTTCAGATTTCTTACGAAGATGGCGACAACTTCCGTAAGAATATGGCGACACTTTTGGCCGAAGAAAGAATTTGCCTAACCGTATACAGGCCCGCAGCATTTATCTCTGGATCATTCTGATCTATAGATACCTAAGCCATTAATAACTCTGCCGATTGTATGCCGCTGTACTTTATACATATCAGCTAGTTTTTGATGGCTTAGACCAGAAGTGTGAAGTCGCCGAATTTCTAAGACTTGTTCATCCGTGAACTTTCTTTTAGATTCGGCGATTTTCTTTTTTGCTTCGTTTGTGTGATCAAACCCTTTAGCGCAAGATTGCTTAATTTTTGTTTTATGTTCTTCTGATAGTTTTTTACCTTTTTTCGCTTCAGATAGTTTCCGCTTTTGTTCATCAGACATTTTTTTGCCCTTGTTATGCGGAATTTTGCCTTTGGCTTTCTCAGATAACAAAGCCCTCATCTCAAGCGACCTCATCCTTTGACGCATTACAACGATAGCGTGTTCTGGCATTTTCGTGCCTTTTTTAGATTCAGATATTCGCTTGCGTGTTTCTTCTGATCGTTTCATGCCACGATGTTTTTCGGCTACTTTGCTTATTGCCTCTGGCGTATGCAAATGTGCCATTCCTCTACGCTTAGCCGCCTCAGATAATTTTTTTCTTGTCTCATCTGATATTGGTTTTTTTCTTGCCTCTCTTATATTTTTTAACGCTTCCTCACTAAACTTAACTTTCCTACCTTTAATTCTTTCAGAATGCCTTTTTTTCATTTCATCAGACCATTTGTGACCCAATGGACTACCGGCAATTTTGTGTGAATTCAAAGCGGGGTTGAGCGTGTCTAAATAGTGCTGTTCACGCTCAAGTAATTTTTCTTTATAGCAATACTCGATAACCTCAAACTTAATAGATTCATGCCCGTACTTGTTGTATAGCCTTTGCAAATACTTTGAATGGTGTTGATTTCGTTTAAGTTGCTGTTCATGCCTAATCCATCTGGCTTTTGTGTTTACCGCAGAACCAATGTAAAATCGACCTGAAGCAACATGAGTAATTTTGTAGATTGATGATTGCATATTGATCTCCGATTAGCAGTTACTGTTTATGATACATCATGCCAACACCTAATGCAAACGAATCTTGGCGTGAATTTATCGCTCGTTGCATGAGCGATGATGAAGCGGTCTCTGATTTTCCAGATACCGACCAGCGTTTAGCTTTTTGTTCCGCACAATGGGACAGAAAAGAGGAAGATAATGGAACTGATTGAGGTTATTGCCAACTCTCATTTTGAGGACAGCCGCATTGGTGCTGTTTCTCGAAAACAACGTCTACGCATTGGCAAACAACTTGCCGAACATCTTGTGTCGCTTGGGTTGGTTGATTATGTAAACCCTCCACAGGCGGTCGTTTACGAAAGCCCCAAGACAGAACCGGAAGTCGTTGGTGGGGACGAACCGTCTATGTCGTTGCCACCGGAGCCAGCCTCACTAAGCGAGACTGCGACACTATTTCGGCGTGGGCGCAGGAAAAAGACCAGCGAATAATTGCTATTAAAGACTCCTGGCAATGGTTGCCACAAGCAGATATTATGTATGCTTGCGATTTGCATTGGTGGGATGTTTACGCTGGCGAATTAAAGCGTGATTTCGCTGGTGAATTATGGACTCAAGATGAGAAAGCCGCTAAAAAATATGGGCTGCATCGAATGCCTGGGGTATCTCATGTTGGTCTTGGTCGTGAGATGATCCACTTTGGTAACAACTCAGGTTATCAAGCTATCAATCTTGCGTATCTATTTGGTGCAACAAAAATAATCTTGCTTGGTTTTGACATGAAAGTTGAAGATGGCAAGATTCATTTTTTTGGTCAGCATCCGTATCATGGTAAAAATCAAGGACCAGATAACGGTGTAATGGAGCGTTGGCGCAGAAACTTTGTGCAGTTAGCACAGGATTTAGAAGATGAAGGCGTACAAGTGATTAATGCAACTCGTTCTACTGCGTTAAAAACTTTTTCAATCAAAACATTAGAGGAATTATCGTGTTAACCATTTTCTGCGGTTATGACGAAAGAGAATCGGTTGGATACCATATATTTGTTAACTCTGTGCTTTACCGTTCTGGAATTCCAGTCTCGTTTGTTCCGCTATCAAGTAATGGGCGTAAACAGGGGACAAATCGGTTCACGCTAAGTCGATTTCTTGTGCCGTATCTGATGGGCTATAAAGGCAAAGCAATCTTTGCTGATGCGGCAGATATGATTTGTCTCGGTGATGTAGCAAAACTGGCTAAAATGCTACATAAACAGACAAACGCAGTTGCAGTTGTTAAAGAATTGGGCAAGCCTAATGCTGATTAACTGTGAACATCCGGCTTGGCGGTCTGTTACGCCAGAATCGATTGATACTTGGTCAATGATGGACTTGCTGCAATTTAAGTTTTTGGCAGACCATGAGATTGATGACGCTCCAGAGGAATGGAATCGTTTGGTCGATGAGGGTCAGCC